CATCTTTTGTTGCAATAAGAAATCTTATTAAGAAAAATGAAGCGATGGAGGATTTTATAAATAAACAAAGCGACGCAATTGCAGCTTGCGATGCCCGATTAAAAGAAATAGATCAAAAAGGGGTATTTTACGCAGATGATCAAATTGGTTTTTTCTTTAAAGAAGTACAAAAAATACAAGAAGCTTTAAACGAGTTTACCCTTAAATAAAATAATTAGTAAAAACCACATGTCAAATAAACTTAAGTATGCCCCTACTCCACCTCCAGAACCAGTAATCACTAGTTCTCTTGAGCCGGGACCTAAAAAAAGAGGAAGAAAAAGAACAAAAAAACAATATTTTACACCAGATACAGATTTAGCTATAGCAGAATATTTATCATCTTCAAACCAAGATGAAAGAGATAATATATTTGCTACAAGAATACATTACCCCTTCTATAAATTAGCCGAAAATCTTATCCACACATTTAAATTCTACTATACAGAAGTAGATGATTTAGAGGATTTAAAACATGAAGTAATTTGTTTTCTTTTAGAAAAATTAGACTATTTTAAACCAGAAAAAGGTACTAAAGCATTTAGTTATTTTTCAATTGTAGGAAAAAATTATCTTATTTTATATAATAATAACAATTATAAAAAGAAAAAACAAAAAGCAGACCCCTTAGCAGCAGATGAAGATGAGGGGGTATTACACCAATTAGGTAGAGACGAACGTAAACAAGAAATAAAAGATTTTATAGATTACTTCACAGAATATATAGATAAACATATGTTTACAATGTTTAAAAAAGATAAAGATAGAAGAGTATGTGATGCTATTAATGTACTTTTTAAACGTAGAGAAAATTTAGAAATATTTAATAAAAAAGCCCTTTATATTTACATTCGTGAAATGACAGAAGTAGATACTCCTATAATTACTAAAGTAACAAAAATACTTAAAAAACAGTATAAAAAATTATATATAGAATATACTGAAACAGGGTATGTAAGAGTCTAAAAACTCCATATTTATAATAAAATAATATGGATTCATTAAACCAAATACTATTTGACGATAAATCTTTTGGTGATTTACTAAAAGAAATCCACGGTAATCAAAAGAAAAAAGCAAAACAACTTGCATCTTTAATTGCTGAATTACGTCCTTTAGTCCAATCTTTAGGTGATGCCACTGTAGTAGTTCCCTTAATCAAGGAATATATGGAAATCAGTGTTAAAAATGATGATCAACTAATTAAGATGGCTGCTATTGTACAACGTTTATCTACAGGTGCTACTTCAAGTGGAGACGGAGGATTACTAACAGCAGAAGAAATGGATCAATTAATGGATGTAGCTGAGGAAATAGCAAAAACAGTTGAAAAACCTAAAGAAATAGAAGCTCCAAAAGATGGCAACAGTAACTAATAATCAAAGATCAGGAAATCAAAATTACAATGGAACTGCTCGTAATTTAGTTCCAGGTAAAGTAAAAAGAATTATACTAGATGGATCTTCCCAAGAAGCAGCAGAATGGGGTGGTTATGATGCTGTAGGGTTAATTTATTTTACTAAAATAAAACAAAAAAACGCAGCTAAAGAAAAAACCACTGATAATGAAAAAACAACAATACCTTTTTGGGATGGTGTAGCTAAACCTTTATTTCCTCATTTAAAATATTATCCTTTAATAAATGAAATAGTCCCTATCATAACTCTTACGGGTAAAGATTATCTTGAAAGCCCAAATGCAGACTGGGCAGAATGTCATTATTATTTTCCTCCTATAAATTTATGGAGTCATACCCACCATAATACTTTACCTGCTTTAGAAAACTATAACGAAGAAGATAAATTAAGTGAATTAAGAAAAAATGAAGATTATGCACAAGCAGGTTTATTAAGAAGAACAACAGACGGTGATTTAGATTATGAGGTTGCTTTAGGAGAATATTTTAATGAAAGATTAAATATAAAACCTCTAAGACCTTATGAGGGAGATCATATAATAGAAGGTAGATTTGGTAACTCAATTAGGTTTGGAGCTACCGCTAGAAGTAAATTAATTCCTATATCACAATCAAATAATTGGTCTGCTGGAGCTAAAGGAGATATAGGAGATCCTATTACTATAATAAGAAATGGTCAAGCAGAAGGATTAGACGAAATGGGTTGGGTACCTACAGTTGAAGATATAAATTTAGATGCATCTTCTATTTATTTAACTTCAAACCAAAAAATAGACAACTTAGTAGTATCAGCGCCTGATTGTTGGTATTCTTTTGGTACTAATGTAGAAATAAAACAGGATCCTAACCAAGAAGCAAAAAAGTTTTTAGATTCACCTATAGATTTCATGCAATCAGACGATGAAGCAGAAGCAGAAACAGAAACATCCACAGATGAATCAACATCAGAAAAATCATCAGGAATAGAAACACCATCAAATGATGATAGATGTCCACCAGGACAAGTATATGATGAAGAATTACAAGCATGTGTGATACCTGAAGTAACTGTTGAAGAAACATCAATCACAGAAAAAGACGCAGGATTAGTAGAGGAAAAAGACACTAATGAATATTATCAACTAGATTTTGAAGGACAAGAACCAGAAATTATACCAAGACCTCCCTTACCTAATAATTATAGAATAGCAACAGGGGGTTTTGATGAATGGGAAAACTGTTCAAATTGTAATTTTCATAATGGAAATAATCAATGTAGTAAATGGAGTGCTAAAGTAAGAGCTAAACATGAAAATCCTTGGGTATGTAATTCATGGGTACAAATTGAAGCTTCAAAACCTGTATATAAAAGTACTTCATCTGGACAATTATCTAAATTAAATGGGGGTGAATATAATCCTTATCAAATTATAACAAAATTATCTAATGGAGAAAAAACTTCTTTAATATATTTTCATCTAAATAAAAAAGGACCTAAAAAACAAATAGTAGTAAAAGCAGCTTTTAAGGGTGAAGTGTATTTTGGATCTTTTAGTTCAGGTACACTTGAAGAATTAGTAAATGAAGCTAAAAACGTAATAAAACAAATGTCAAGTAGAGAAGAATTTGATAAAGCTATAGAAATGGGGGGAGTAGGTCCTGGTAAATAAAAATAAAAATGGCAGAATTTAAAGGAGAAGTAGAAGAAAAACTAAACCCAAAAAATATATTAGATGAGTTTAGTAGAATTCAAGATGAAAACAATGTAAGACCTATATTAACACCTGTTTATCCTCAGGATTATCAAGGTAAACAAGTAATAATAAACGCTGATAGGTTAATTTTTAATGCTAGATTACAGTTTAGTGGACAAGAAGCACAAGGATCAGCTCAAACTTATGAAGGAGGAGATATACATATGTTTTCACATAATTTTCTTTCTTTAAGTACAAATGGTAGTATTCATTTAAATACTTTACACCCTGAAGGAGGAGAATTAGCAGATGAAAATAAAAATACTAAAAATTATATAATGATAAATGCTCCTAATATATTTTTAGGTATGGATTCAGCTGAAGGTAGACCAAAAAATTACCCTTCAGAACCTGCAGTATTAGGTTTAGAAAACCAAAGATATCAAATGAAATTATTAAATTTACTTCTAGATTTAGTACAAAAATTACAAACAGCTTACATTCATATTGGAGATAGAGGAGATACTACTTCTCCTGTAGGTTCAGCATTTGATACTTTAGTTGCGGATTGGGATGGAGAAGGAAAACCTGAACCTGATAGTATAGGTGAATTAAGAGCTATGTTAAAACAAATTAAAAGTGAACACGTATTTATAAAAAAATAAAATGAGCAATCTTTTTCAAGGACAATCAGAAATAACACAACAAATTAGGGAAAAAATGAATTCGGTAATGAATAACATGCCTGGAGGACAAATCCCTGAAAATATATCTTTAGCTAAATTAAAAGGAATAGCCCCTAATATAAACACAATAAAAACAACTTTATCACCTGACACAGGAGTCCCAGAAAGATACCTAGCAGAATTTAATCCTTTAAATGATTTAGTTAAAACTATACCAATTCCTACTCCTAAATTAAAAACAATAGATTTTACTCCAAAAGAGCCAAAAATTGAAGACGAAATAGATGAAGCAAAATTATTAGAAGAAGGAGTACCTGAAAAAAAGATAGCAGAATTAAAAAGAAAAAGAGAAGCTAGACAAAAAGCAAATGAAGTAAAAACAGAAATTTCAAATAAAATTCAATCTTCTGTAGTAGGTCAAACAAACAAATTAATAGGAGGGGTTCAAGATATGGCACAAAGTGCTATCAGTGGAGCAGTAACTTCTGCCATAGGTAGTATCAATAGTCCTATTATACAAAAAATAGCAGCTTATAAGTATTTTAAAGCTCAATTAGGAACCGTAGATGAAAGAGTAGCAAACATACAAGAACAAATAGATAAAATAAAAGAAGAAGCTAAAGAAGTA